TGAGACTAGGGTCCAAGATGAAATCAAGGACTTTCTTCTCATTGACAGTAGCTTGCCGCTTCCAGAGTCTTTCTGGAAAACGGAATGCCCCCAGGCATCGGATATTGAGTCCACCTACGGCGGTTTCGCCAAAAGTGAGCTCTACCGAAACCCTGAGAGAGGAGGTACCAAATTAACCGGTACCTCCCTGTCAAACCTCCTGACGGCGCTCGACTTCGTGTCGGGCCTCGTTACGACCACTCTTGGTGCGTACAAATACGCGGAGTGGAAGTTCAGACATGGTCCTGGCGCTGTGTCCAACCTGCCCAGCCGCTCGAATAAATACGAGTGGACTAACTGGTCTAACAGGTTAGAATACGTGTTCCCCCTCGCAGATTGTGGATTCCACAATTACACGTCGTGGGGTGCCAACAGCCAAAGCGGATCCATTAGCTCAGAAGAGCCGATGTCTAAGCTTGTCGCTGTACCTAAAACCTTCACCAAGCCGAGGCTTATCGCCTGCGAGCCCAGTGAAAACCAGTGGTGCCAACAAAATATTTGGCACTTTCTGGCTACGCGAGTAGAGGAGTCTTGGATATCCAAATTTGTTCGCTTTCGCGATCAAACCAGAAACCAAGAACTCTGCATGCGTGGTTCGGTGGATGGCTCTTTAGCTACTGTCGATTTATCGGCAGCGAGCGATCGAGTCACCTGTCACGTGGTTGGTCAATTCTTTAGGAACAATCAAAACCTACTGATTGCCCTCCAAGCTACACGTACCCAAAGTCTTAAGCAACTTCTGGTAAAGGATTTACCAGAGGTAACTGAACTTAGGAAGTTCAGTACGATGGGTAGCGCCTGCACTTTCCCTGTTGAAACATTGCTGTTCCTAGGGATTGCACTCGCGGCAGTAATGGCGAAACGCCAGATGCCGCTCAATCTACGGTCAGTGATGGAACTCAGCTCGGAAGTGGCCATCTTTGGAGATGACATAGTCATCCCCACTGATAGTCGGGAGCTGCTGTTCGGAGCCCTTGAAGTATTGCACTTCAAGGTCAATTCTGCAAAATCCTTCTGGACTGGAAAGTTCAGGGAGAGTTGTGGGGTTGATTCCTTTGCAGGAAACAACGTAACTCCTGCTTTTTGGAAAGCACCATACAGCGGCACACCAGATTCGTATGCCAGTACTGTGGAAGTTGCAAACAACTTTTACGACAAGTTCTTGGTTCACACCTCGAACTATCTGGCGTCGACCATACGGCAGGTGAATCCACCTGTCGTCCCTTACGAATCTGGGTTCGTGGGTCTTAGGTCGTTTGTTGCTCCCGTTTCATTGCCTGGCTTTAAGCTCAGGTATAACGAGAGTCTTCAGCGTTCCGAGTACAAGGTTCCACAATTATCATCTGTGGGCTTGCGTACGCCGATCACGAACGATACTGCGCTTCACCAGTTCTTCACTGAAGAGCCGGAACCATCGACCAAGTGGGTCGGTGGCGTTGCGCAGCGTGCGAAGACTAAAGTTCGTCTTCGCTGGGTCTCGGTATCAGACTTAGGCCTCCTAATGGGGTCGAAAGGATGAAACTGCAG